TACATTGTGGATTATCGTAGTACTTCGTAGCAAACATAATGTAATTTGTTTCATTCAAATCATCAAAAAGGTTCATACCCCTATCTCATATTACGATGATGCAATTGCAGCTCCTAAAGTTATTCTGAGCCAACTTGACCCATTATAAACAGCAAGACACGGACTTCCCCCTGCACCATCTGTTACATATGCGACTTGACCAGCTGCAGGACTAGAAATTGCAGCAGTATTTGCAGTATTTGCAGAAGGTACTTTGAAAAGATTCTGAATTGTAATCTTTTTTGTTTCGGTTGTAGATGAATCCGAAATTAAAACTAGATCATCTTTTACTGGTGCTGTAAGTGCATTTAACTCACTTACCCTTTTGTCCGCCATCTTTCTCTTTATCTAAATCATTGATTGTGGGTGTAAGATCATCTACTTTTTGTTCTTCAACGAATTCGTTACACATAAGGATGGCTCCTCTTAGTTGAAGAATTTCATTAGCAGTAACTTCTAACTGTTTCTCCAACTCAACTTTCTTGTCGATAAGAGAATTGTAGTTGTTCATCAGTTCTTCACGCTTACTTTTAACTTTTTCAATATCCATTGTTTTCACCTTTAATTATGTTTCAAAAAATTGGGGGAAAATTAATTCCCCCAAACCATTTAGTATTACTACTAATCCCTTAATTAATTAAGAGAATGCCGGTACAGTAACAGTTGTTGCGTTACCGAAAATGTAGTAAACAGTAGACGAAAAACCAACTAACGTAATATCAAGTGCAGCTGGTGTATCAACCTTCAACCTATAGTGTCCAGTACCATTTGCAATAACTGCTAATGCGTTTTCATCAGCTGTTTGGTCTAAATGAGTAATAGCACCTTTATAGTGAACTGTACTCGCAGATGTGTGAATTGAAACATCAGTTGCATCTGCAGCCGCACCACCGTAGATGAAACGGAATGTTAGCCCAAGATTGGGAACTGGTAGTGTGATAGTGTGATCTGTACCATTATCTGGAACAACAATCACTTTTCCACCATGAGTAGCAGCAGTCAATGTTGCTCCTGCAGCAATTTCGATAGGTGCTGCGTAAGCATCTTGATACTCACCAACTGTTACTTTTTTGTTTGTCGGCGTACCTGCTACATCATCAATAACATGAAGTAGGTCTGCTCTTGCAGTTGCTGCTGCAATAGAGGTTAATGCCGTTATCTTTTTATCTGCCATTTGTTTTTCTCCTAGGCTTAAGATGCCGGGACTCGGCACCTGAGATTAACAACCGCTAGGAATCGGGGAGAACCATTTTCTCCCCAAAGGAATTTCCCTAGACGATCTAACTTATATTATTTATAACAAAATTATGATGCGGTTACTGTAATAGTTACAGCACTTGCACCCGACATATCTAAACTTGCAGGAACAGTAGTTCCTCCAATTGCAGTATCAGAAAGTGTTCCACTATTTAATGCAAGACTACCACTTGCCCCACCAACTGTATAAACATCATTAGTTGACATTGTGATATTGGTTGCAGTAAATCTCTTTCTATTTGCAGATGAGTTAGTTGCAGTATATGTTAAAGTTGCATCTCCATCACCATCAGTTGACTCATCTCCATTTGAAACTGTAAGTTGTGGTGAACCAGCAACTGTTATTGCTTCATCCCATGTTATTTCAACTGTCATAGTTTTACTTCCACCATTAATGTGTGAAGTAGAAATAAATCTGACATCTGTAATTGTTGGAGTTCCAAGTCCAGAACCCATTTCCAAAAGAATGTCATCTCCGGCGTTGGCAGTACCATCTGTACTGTCAAGTATGATACTTCCTGGCGCACCATCAGTATGTTGTTCTAATCCAATTCCTGCATTCGCAGAAATTCCTGCAAGTCCTCTAATTGCAACTAGAATTTCTGGTGCCGCATTTACATTACCATTTCCTGTAGCAGGCGATCCAGCTCTCATTACCCATCCGGCATTGGTTGCGTAGGCATCCTCCCTGCTATATTTGTTAGTTTCATCGTCAGGCAGATATTTTGGTTTATTATCTACTGCAAACGGATCTTTTCCCCATTGAGGCATTTTAATCTCCTGTTAAAAGAATAAGTTTTAAAAATATTTAATCATTAAGATGCAAATTGTTTCTTGTATCCACCATCTCTAGTGTAATTCAGTCCTAATTCGGCATTTAATTCATCATCTACATAATCTTCTGATGATACTGAATACCATCCTCCTACTTTTCGATCATAAAAATATGCTTCACCTTGCCAAAGGTATGGGCCCTCAAGACCTTGTTTCATAAATTCTGCATAATTGAAACCCAAATTTGGAGCAGCATTATCTATCCTTGCGTTAATGTCAAAATCCTGTTCACCAACTTCAAGTCCGTTGTCTAAAACAGCTTCTTGCATTTTATTTCCGTACTTAGATTTTCTAGCATAGATTCTTTTCATCGCTTCTTTATAACCTTTTTTGCGACCATCTACTTCGACTGCTTCTCCTGTTGCTTTAGAGATAGCTTTCCTTCTCTTGTGAAGATATTCATCTGAACTATCGACATCGCCATCGTTGTCAATGTCTTTGTCTTTTCTGTTCTTGAATTTCTTTTTAACTGCATCTTTATTTACAGGATCAAGTTTTTTCTCTTTTAATCCATTTAGTAAATCTTTGTACTTTTTCATAGTCTCGTCCATTTTTGGTTTGAGGTTTATTTTGTCCTTCTTTTTGGACTTTGATTCTTCTTCTTCACCCATTGCCATTTTGGTAGCAGTTGCATACATTACTTCTTTAGCTTTATCTCCATATCTTTTGACGAACTCAGGCATTTTCTTTTTAAGAGACATAACTATCTCTTCTCTTTTTTTCATTTCTGCATCGGTCATTTCTCGTTCAACAACAACCTCTTCTGGAATTCCTAATCTTTTTCTCAGAGCAGCTCGTCTTGCTATGTTGTCTCTCTTTGCCTGTGCTCCAGATAATTTTTTTCTTCCGTCTTCTTTATCTTTGAATATTTCCCTACCATGAATGATTGCTCTTCCCTCATCTGCACCATCCTTGAAAGTTCCTTTGATAAACTTCTGATATTGGTCAAATGTTAATCCTGCTTTCTTTGCACGTTTCGCAAAATCAATCAATACCTTATCGGGAAAAGGAATAAAATTTGAATATGACTGTCTTCTTTCATATAACTTGACTGCATAAGATAAAAATTCTTTGTCTTCTACTTGTGTGTCTAGATAATCTGCCATTCCGTCAAGTTTGTCAACTGCGATTGCAACTTTGTTTGTCCACCAAGAAGGTAAAGAACCCTCATCTGGTAACTTGCTTAATTCCATCTCCATCTTTTGCAATGCAGATTTTGCAACTTTTACTTGAGTCTTTGCAGATGCAACATCTGTGTGTCCACTTTCGTCAAGTTCAACTTCTTCCTTTGCCATTCTCTTGACTTTTGTTTTAAGATACTGAAGAGTTCTCTTTGCCACTTCATCAGCAGTTTTACCTTCAAATTCTTTTCTCTGAAACCAATCAACTCTATCTATTTTTCTGTCTTTTGCAGTTGCAGCTTCATTGATCCAAACAGTCATTTGAAACTTGCGATAAGTTTTAGGATCTACGCCAGGTTCTGCATATTCTGGATCTGCACTAATTTTACCAATATTTGGATCACGAACTCTTTCATCAAATTGAATCATAAGTTTAGGAACAATACTGCCTGGTAAAGTAATTCCCAAGCCAGGAATTTTTCCAAAAGTGCTGTGTTTAATTTCATATTTTTGTATTTTTACACCAGAAATAATCTTTTGCAACCCACTTATCAGAGATCTTGGAAATTTATTAATCTCTTTATGAGTTATATAATCTGGAAGATTGTATGATGTGCTATCATCTTTTTTACCTCCACCCTTCACATATCTTCGTGTTGCTTTCTTATCTGCATCTTTTTGTTTCTGTACTGTCGCAGCAAAAGATTTACGAAAGGAATCTGTTGCTTTTTTTGTTTTTTTCAAATCGGGAGTTTGTTTTTTAATTTTTCCACCCCTTTTCAAAAAAGCATCTATTGCAGCTTGATTGGGAGAAGGTGCTTCTTCAACTTCTTCGGGTCTTGTTCTTTCTATTATATTCTTTACTTTTCCAAGATGATCAAATGCACTTTCAATATACATATTCAATTCGTATCTCTTGTTATCAAGATTTGCAACTTGGACATGAAGTTTCTTTTTCTTGTCTGTTCCTAGAATGTATCGATTTGTTTTACCCTTTGATGGTTTCTTTGGGCCAGTTGCAACTTTGTTATCAATCTCATCTGGATCTACTGTAAAACCTTTTTTCTTTGCGTGATCATATGCGTGCTGCATTGCACCAGAAAATGTCTTGTGGTAAAGTTCGTAATCTGAACCTTTCCTTGCATATATTTTACCATACTCTTTAATCTCAACTTCTTCTTTCTTATCCTTTATCGTTTCAAGATATTTTGCAATTCTTTTGGATTGTCCAAGATGTGTTTTTGATGCACCTTCTAGTTCCTTCACTATTTTTTCTAAGTCTTTATCTTCTTTCATGAAACTTACAACTGATGCAGCCATATCACCTTGTGCAAGTGATACTTTATTACCTCTCTTATACAAGAAGAATTTTACACCACTTGGTCTTTTAACATCTTTTAATGTTACTTTTTCTATTCTAGCTTTTCCAACTACATTTTTGGCAGTTACTTTGAATGTTGCTTTACCAGTTGACATAGGTGATTTGAACTCTATCGTAACAGTATCACCTTTTTTCAAAGCATCAAATTCTTTTACAGATACTTCTTCTGTGATACCCATTTCACATTCACCACAATGCTCTTCAAGTTTGGTTTCTTCGTAAAGTTCTTCAAACTTCTCGTTAATGTCCATTTTATCTCCTATTTCTTAGCCATTGAGAAAGCAAAATCAACCGCTTTTACGAAACCACCTTTAGTCTGTATCATATCCTCAAATTTTTTCTTCGTTGCAGGTTTTAATGCATCGTATACTTGAACCAATGCAGATGCTGAAAAAAGATCAACTCTTACTTTTCCATCTTTGAACATGAATACTGCATTCTGTTTGTCTTTAACTATTTTTTTAAGATTGTCTATTGATGCAGGAATTGCAACATCTTTTTCAGTAATAGGTTCAACTTCTTCACCCATTGTTTTTAGAAGATAATCTCTTGGATCTGTATCCAAAGTTTTGGTATATTTTAATGCACCTTTCTTATCACCTTTCTTCAACATCGAAGCAACTTTCATCATATCTTTTTTGTCTATACCTCCATGTTTTTTCGCATAATCTTCTATATCACTTGCAGTCATCTTCATTTGCAATGCCATACTTTCTGTAACCTCTTCATCATCGTGTGGAATAGGTTCTCCATTTGCATCTTTTTCATGATGCTCATCAACGGGCATATACATCGATATATACCTTCTTTTTAACTCTTGTAAATGTGAAGTTTGTAACATAATAGTTCCTTAATTTGGAGAATCCTTATATCTTTTAGTTCTTGCTTTTAAATTTTCTTTGTTTCTAGCTGCTTGTCTTGCATGACGTTCTTTTCTACGTTCTAAATCATCTTTTTCGGCATCCGAAACTCGTTCTGAAATGTATTCTTTAAAAGTTTTCATATTAATATTTATAATTATTTGTATCCTAATTTCCTCAATTCTTTGATAGTATTCCTCGCAGAAGTATGAACTATTCCCAATCCTCCTGCTTTTCTGAAAGCATCAATATTCTTTACATGATCATCTATCAAAAGATTTGGTCTACCATCTCTTCCGTCTTTTGCAAAATTTGCTTTGTTTTTTCTCTTAACTGCATAGATACGACCATCTCTGACACCAAAATGTTTAGTCATCCATTTTTTCTTATCCTCTGCAGCTCTCTCCGCAATCGGGCCACGACCTTCTCTTGGTATTGCAGTAAGAATAAATGGTGATGGTTTCTGTCTTCCAATAAATTCCCAAAGTTTTTTTGCATCTGGCATAGGAGGCAATTGAAAGAACAGATCGGGTGGAAGTTCGTGCCAATTTTCATCTTTGAACTTCTTTCCTAAATGTTCTGAAGTGAACTTAACAAAATCTGCAAGAACACCATCCATATCACAATAAATTTGTGGAGAATCAAATTCTAAAATAAACTCTTTGAACTTTTTCATTTCTTTTCTCTTCTTTTCTTTGTAATCTCTTTCATCTTATTGATGTAAGCACGATAGACGGCTGCAGCACCTTTTTTTCCTGCAACTCTTGCACGTTGTTCCATTGCAATCGCAGCTTGTATTTTGTGTGCGTGTTTTTTCCCACTATTCTCAATCTTCTTTACACTTGCTTCTGCATCTTTTACAGTTGCAAATTTTAGACCATGAATAGTTCCTTTTGGATTCTCATCTGTGTAAAGGTCAGAATGTTTATCACTTCCAGCTGGTTGTCCTTTTTTTCTAGGAATTCTAGGTTTTTCGACAAACTGTTTGAAAGTTTTCACTTCATTGATCCTGCTTTATCTGGATTTTTTATTGCATCAATATGCAAATCCATATAATTGACTTCTTCTGGATCATGACCCATATCCTTCACTCTATCCTTTACCATCTTGACTAATCTTTCAGCTGTTTTAATTTGTTCATCAGATACTTTACCTGTCTTTTCAACTTCAGCTTCGATTTCAAATACATCATCACTCAACCTTACTATGTCTTGTAATGCTTTTTGTTCATCCTCTGAATGATCCATCCTATCGTGTTTTTTGAAAAACAGAACAGCAGACGGACACATATAATGATACTTGGTTTTGTATCCGTCTATTTCTATCTCTTTCTGTTCTTTTATGAAATTTTTAAAAGTTTTCATTTTTTCTTTTTCTTTGATGCTTTAAGATGTTGATGCTCTCGCATTTTGGTAACTTTTACCTCTTCAGCAGAAAGAGCAATTTCTTCACCTTTGTAAATAACATAATATTCTTCGATTGTTCCATCCTCTTCCAAGGAATGACTCTCTACTTTAAATGCACCCAAACTTGGGTGTACGATATGAGTAGCTCAATCGTGTCTTATTGCTCTATCTACATTTTTTTTGTTTATGTCGTTTTTGAATTCTTTGAATGTTTTCATGACTCCCTTGTAATTGAGTAAACTTTTTCTATTTGTTTTTCTAATATCGGTGTTCTGTTTGGCCAGTATATGTATTCTTTGTCTGCATTTTTCATCAGACCTTTTAACATTGGTATGACAAGAGATTCCAACTCTTTCAACCTACTCGCATACTTTTCATTCAGTTCACCTTTTCTCTCTTCTACTTCATCTATGACTGCACGAATTGAACTTCCCTGTTCACTTAATGCACTCGCAATTTGAGTTGATTCGATCTCTAGGATCTTATCAACCTTCCCCTCTAATCTGGAAATCTTTTCTCCTGTTTCATCGAACAGGCTTGTATCATCTTTATCTCCAAGTGTCTTTATCAAACTTGATATAGAATCTATTTTTTTACTCAACTCATCAAATTCATCTGAAGATACTGATGATTTTGATGGTTGTTCGTCTGTGTCTGTTTGGGTTTTTTTGAATTCCTCTGTGGAAACCGCACTAAACCCAAAATCAAAATCGTCTGCCATTTATTTCCTATTTAAATATTCTCAAAAATCAGCAGTGCCACCACTTCAAGTGGCACTACATCTTCATTCACATGATTTTTTCTTGGTAGGTGCTTTGTATTTTATTAACTTCACAAACTCTCTCTTCAAAAGAATTGTGTCGTTTATAAAATTCCTTCACAGCATCTTCTGAGGTTTCGGCCTTGATTTTATCTGTTCCAGAATACCAAGGCGGAAGCGTCTTCTCGTACCTTATAGAGTACATAGTAGACTTCTCCCTAAAGAAGATTAATTTGTAACACTAAGCACATAATCTCTTACACCTATTTATTTTTTTTATACTTTTAACTTCTGATCTTTTGTCTTAAAATCTTTTTTTCTCATTACTGTCTTTGCAACAAGATCAAGCATTCCGTTTCTATCAAGATTGAGAACAAATGGCATATTAACATCTGTTTCCATATCAGTAATGACTGCCTCTGCATCTGGATTCATCTTTGCAATCTTCTTACCATACTTCTTGTATGTCAAACGAAATAACCGAATAAGTTCTGCCGTATTGATTGGTTTCTTATTTCTCTCATCGTTTACTCTGTCAAGAAAATGTTTGGTAAATTCTACATCTATTTTGACAGCTGCAAATAATCTATCTGCATATTTCTCTATTTGATCTAAGTCTGACTTAGATACTCTTTCAGTAAGTTGTCTAAGTTTCAATTCTTTTGCGAAAAGAATATCTCCCCATTCTTCCTCTGTATATCCTTCCACTCGTTCCTTTATTCTTGGATCATTTTCTGCTGGTATCGTATTTGCAAATGTTCCTAGCATAGAAAGATATTGCTGCCATTTTATTAAATTGATTCCTCTTTCTTGTGCTTTCTGAGCAACTCTCAATGCAGTATTCTTAGGAATTTTAAATTTTTTGGATATTTTATTTACTATATCTGAAAATTTTTTGAAAGGAATCATTTCTTTGCTTTTTTCCATAAGTCTGCATCTGCTTTTCTTGCACCACCACCAGTTAAAAAACTATTGACTCTTGCAAATGCCCATTGTTGTGGTGTAGTGCCTGGTCTATGTCCAGTTCTCCATGCAGCCATTCCTCTATCATAAACCTTTTTCAAAATACCATAAGACACACCAGACTTCTTTGATTTCTTTGCAAGTCCTTCAATTTTTTCACCAAACATTTGTCTGTACTTTTTTGTGTGTTTCGACAGTTTTGTTTTTGCACTTTTATCGCCAGGAGCAGGTTTGTATGCAGCTGGATTGTCATCATCCATCTTTGCACCCTTTTCAAAATGTCTTGCACGATCTTGTTTGGTGGACTTTTTCATATCACCTTTGTAATACTTTGCGGGCTGTGTTCCCTTGCGATCTTTCACATCTTTGTCTTGTGCAACCTTTTTCTTTTTTTCATCCTCATTCTCTTTAATTCTATTTCCATCCTTATCATATTTTCCAGATTTCTTTTTTGAAATTGCAATTGCAGCTTGTTGTGCAGCACTTACTGCTTCATCCGCAGGAACACAATTTGGCACCATCTTTCCACCTTTTTTCTTCATTCCAACTTGTTTGAATCCAGGCCAACAAGGATTGTCTTTATCTTCTTTCATTTTTTCATCAAATTTCATTTCATAATTGTATGCAACCACTCCCTTTGTTGGGCCCTGCATTTTTCTCAAGTAGACATGAATGGTTGAACTACCAGTATGATGAGGCATAGTAAAGGCAGGTTTTCCTTTTAACATCTTTCGATCATCTGTGGCATTAACAATGATTCTTGCTAATTTTCTTCTCTTGATCTCATCAGTAACGTATGTGTCAGTTCTTTTATCTTCTTCTAGATATTCTTTGAATTTTTTCATTAGTTGTCTACCTTTGCTGAGGCTCTCCATTGAAAACAACTCCAATACCTTGCTTTGTATTTGGGGCCTGGGTCTGAGCAGTTATGTCTTGCACGAAATGACTTTCTCCTTGCAGGATCATCTCGTTTAATTTCCATGTTTGGATCTCCGAATCCTACCTTGATGATATTACCTTTTTCATTCTTAACATAAACATAGAACTTTTTCTTATCACCAGATGGGGCACGAAAAGGATCATTGAGTTTGACTTTTCTACCTTGATATTCTGCTTCCGAAATAATGTGATCAAAACACTCTTCGCAGCAACTTTCTGTATATTCTTTAAAGGTTTTCATTGTCCACCTCTAATGTCCGTTAAATATTTGTGGTCTACATCTTCGATAAATTTTTTCATGTATCCCTGTAATTCTTCTGCTTCTTTGTCATCATCAACGAAATTCATTGTGCCTTTGAGTTTTATTTTATCGTCAACTAATTCTTTACACTCTTTGTAAGTGAAACCTCTATAATTTTCTAAATTTTGATGTACTATAAACACTTCATCTATCTTGTCATACACATTATTACCAGACCAATAAGTGTAAAACTTAGAGGTAATCCATCTTGAATAACTCATATACTCCAATTCTCTAATCCTGTTAATATTATTGTTTTCTTTTAATTTGCCATTTTTCTTTATACACTTCAACTTTGTCAAATACTTTAAGATGTTCCAACATGGAACTTACTGGAAGAATATCCTCTTTGAGTTTATGCGAAAGTGTCATTAAATCGCAAGGGCCTTTCTTGAGTGTATTAAGAAGCCTATCCTCAAAAGATGAATATTCATTGAACTTTTTCATACCTCCCTTTTACTATGAATATTTTTACTTTTTCTACTTACTGGCCAATTTGTACAATATGGATGAGCAGGGTCAAACTTTTTTTCGTATTTCATACTCGACATCTCCGACTCATCTTCTTCTTCATCCCACTCATCGCCAATAATATCTACTCCGTGATCTACTTGAGAGAGCGAATTCTTACTATCCAACCTCTACCTCCATCTGATGTTTTGTACTCCAAAGTCTTTTCAAGTTCAAAATCTTTTTCTTGATCTTTATTTTTGTTTTGCTTGGTAGTCTTTGATTGCTGCTTTGATTGCATCTTCTGCTAGTACTGAACAATGTATTTTGACAGGTGGAAGCGAAAGTTCTTCCACGATTTCCGTATTTGATAACTCCATTGCTTCATCAACAGTTCTACCCCTAACCCACTCAGTAGCAAGGGAACTAGCAGCAATAGCACTACCACACCCAAAAGTTTTAAACTTTGCATCTTCGATTGTTCCTTCTTCATTCACTTTTATTTGAAGTTTCATTACATCGCCGCATTCTGGAGCACCGACAAGGCCAGTACCGACATCATCACTCCCAGCGTCCAAACTACCAACATTATTCGGTCTTTCATAATGCTCCAATACTTTATCTGAATATGCCATTATTTTTTCTTTTCTAGGGTTTCATAAATTGGGTCAGTTGTGTGATGGTCTGTGCTTTTCAAAAGTGCTCTTGAAGATGCAAGACGATCTAAATTTTCTGGTGTTTGAGGAAACTCTATAATCTTTCCCATCTCAACTCCCGATAAAATTCTTAACCTTTTCTTTACCCAATCAATCATTATCCCAATCTAATAATTGTTGTTTACCTTGTTCTGCGAGATATTCTCTATTCTTCCAATGTTCACTTTTAACATCATCTTTGTTCTGGCCCCAGTATCCTACTGCATAACCATTCTCACACATCCACTTATTTACGTTTGTCCAACCACCAAATTCATCTCCATCTTCGGTACAATTGATCCAAATCTCTCCTAAAATTCTACCGAACTTTCCTCTTGAATCAGCCTCTGGACATCGAACTTGCATTTCAATATCATCTCTGTCAGACATAACTGCCCAATGCACCCATGACTTGAGAGCAGCAGAGGATAGTTTACCATACACCTTTTCGTTCTTATGTCTTGTTCTTGATTCTGGTGTATCGATTCCAAGTAAACGAATTCTACCACAAAACCTCACATCGAAACCTAAATCAATAACTGCATCTATAGTGTCTCCATCGACAACTTTTTCTATTGCAGTTATATTGTAAATAAATTCACATGGTTCTTCAATCTTATATTCAGCCACTTCATCCTTTCTCTATATCGCTGCGACTAATTCCTCATCGCAACCACACGGGTTTTCAATCGTGCATTCACATGGATCACAAGTACAATTTTCGCATTTGCATTCTTCGTTCTCGCACATATTAGTTATCCTTCGATTTTGACATGGACTTTCTACGTTCCACATCTTGTTTACGTTTATCTTTGACTAATCTTTTAGCAAACTTTGTAATTACGTTTGCTTTCTTTTTGACTATATCTGAAATTTTGCCACGTTCTGCATAACTGAGATCTGATTTACTTTTTGTTTTAAGTTTTGGAAAGAACTTTTTGATCACTTGTTGTATTGCAGCTTTTCTTGCTCTTGTATCAAGTTGTTTTTTACTTGCTGCTTTCTTCATTGCACGTTGTCTTTTCATGATGAATGCAGGTTTCTTTGCAGCAATCTTCATTCTTAGTGCCATCTTCCTTCTCATTGCAGGACTTAATGCCTCTGGAATCATAAATTCTTCTTCCGTTTCTTCTTTAATTGTCATGTTCATTCCTTTTGCTACTGCATCGTAGAGTTTTTTACTGTCTTTTTCAGATACACCAGCAGGTATACCCATTTTGAAAATGTCATAATCTCCTGCCGCAACTGCAGCTCTCATTTTTGATGCAGACATACCCTCAACTCCTTCTGCATCTGGATCTCTTTCTCCTGCCGAAATCACTTGAATATTGTCAAAGTCATAAAATCCATGTTTGTTTTTTTCTCCATTATACTGATTCAAAATTTTATTGAAATCTTGAACACGATCACTTCCTACTACCATAACGAGTTTGCTGTACTTTTTCATATCATACAACTGAACTGCGGCCTCTAATGCATTTTTTGCTTTTGATTTAATAAATGCGGATCTGTGTTTTGGAAAGATGATTTTCATGAACATTTGTTTCTGTTCATGTTTAAGAGGATTTTTCTTGGAGTCTTGAGAATGACTCATGAACACATAATAATCACCTCTATGTTTAGAGGCAGCATTTGAAACTGTTTTGAGAAGTTTTTCATGACCAATTGTAGGGGGATTGAATCGACCAAAAGTAAATACTGCTACGCCTCCCTTAGTTTCTGTTAAAAATTGTTCATAAGTTTTGTTCATTTGGGTTTTTCTCCTGCATCCCAATCTTTGGAAGTTGTGAACAAGTTTTTCGTAAATTCTAATCGATCAACTAATTTGACAATTTTACCATCTGATATTGCGGTAAAACCCTCTTGTCCAACTACTTTAAATCCAGAGTTAGTCTTAACAAAAGTTTTCAACTGTTTTATTTTATTTAATTGTGAGACAATTTTTTCTTTAATGATTATTGATTGAGAAATAAATTCAATTACGATTACCCAATCTTTTGCTTCAGATTTTAATTTTCTTCTTAGTATTTTTTCTTTGTTTGTGTCGAAAGTTTTTAAACTTTTCTTTTTTTCACCAACTACATATTCAACAAAATCTGAATAGTATTTTTTGGAATCTTTAATTCCTATACCTTTTTTTATTTGACTATTATCAAATTTTAAAAGTTCAGTAATTATTCCTTTAGAACCTGTCTCTAATTTATTTATCGCAGACCTAGTTTTACCACTTATTCCTTTTAAACTTTTCAAGAGTTTATTCATATTCTTAGACTCTGTTTCACTAAACAATGCACCACCTACATCTGTTAAATTAGCATCATCAAACCAAACATCTTTATTTTCTTTGAATTCACTTTTAGATACATCAAATGATGCAGACATTTCTGGTAGGGTTTTTCCAGTATATCTTGTATGCATTGCAATACCAAGTTTTGCAGAGTTAATCTGTTTTCCCAAATCACTATCTGATGAAACTGCGTATGAAATACTGTTTGGCCTAAACATTAACAATGACTCTCCATCTATTGTTTCTTTAGACTTTTGATCTGGTGTAAACATCAAATCGCCTTGAAATACTCCTTTGCCTTTCCAGATTTTAGGTAATAATTTTAATGCGAGTTTTAGTTTGTCTGGTAATTGACCTTGACCTCCATGAAACTTGTCAATATCTGCATTTGTAAAATTTACCTTTGGATTCTTTTTGGCAAATGCTGATTTTGTTCCTACAAAAAACTTTCCAGATTCGGGATCAACCCCTGCTGTTAAGCCAGGAGCACCATCCCATTTCAATCCAATCTTTATTGAACCACCTTTACCACCTTCCAACATATCAATCAAAGATTCTAAAAAATTTACAGTTGTATTCACACCAGTACCACCATCAACTAAAAGAGATTGATCAATGTGTGCTAGATGAGTATTTTTTCCTTCTGATAAATTTTGTTCTTCGATAAATTGTATGAAAGTTTTCATTTACACAAATCTCTCCATCTCATCTGGAACAACAAGTCCTTTAGATCTACTAATAACAGCGATAAAGGTTTTGATAATTTCTTTCTTTTTACTTCTATACAGATATTTTGGATGATCTAGAATTTTAAACAATGACTCAAAAGACTCTGCATCTTTAACAGTAAACGCAGGCCCCAATATTGCTTTTATAATACCCTCTGGTTGATTTTCTAAGACCTTGGTTTCAAGAGTTTGTTTTCTTCCCTTTGCAAATAATTTTCCAGACTTACCTATTCTTGTCTGCAACCCTCTCATCAATCCACGTTTCAAATCTATAAAATTTCTTTTAAACAAAGTAGGAACTTCTACATCATTTTCATCATATCCTTTTTCAAGAACTTCAAAATCCATGACTGATGCCATAGAAGATAGGATTATATTTCTATAAATCCCTTTCCATTTTGATTGTTCTTCGTGTGGACTCCAAAAGTTAAATTTTGCAAGATCAAGATTATCGACAATCATTAGATCTAATTGAACTTTTTTATTCTTTTGTTTACCATCAGTATTGGAAATAGGAAACTGAAGTGATATTACACCAGTTCCTTTGTTAGAGACAACTGTATTAGAAACTTTCTTAGCTTTTCCTGCAATGAAATCAAACAATTCATCTGCTATTTGAATCGCATTTGCTCTTAAAACTTTATTTGCATCAATTGCTATATCAATATCACCAGAAGAACCTCCAGGCTTTCTCTTACCTGTAGAACCTAATACTCCTATATCTTTAGTTGTAATCTTTAGGGGTTTGATGATTTTAGTTGAAATTGCTTTTAGAGTTGCTTCAACATTTTCTTGGTTGATTCTATCAACATCTCCAACTGCACCACCACCTTCTTTTATGAATTCTTTGAATCTTAACATTAGAATTTTATAGTATAACTTACTTCGGGTTTGACTGCAACATAATCTAAAAATTTAGAAAATGTTTTTTTGACTAATCCTTTAACTGTTTTCATTGTTTTGCCCAATGCATTTCTTGCTTTTGATATAATATTTGATATAATTCCTTCACTTAAATATTCTTCTTTTTGTAATTTTTTCGACATATCTTTTACAGT